CTAACCTTCCGAATGAAAATCTTGTCCTGTAATAACTGTAAATTCTTCGGGTGTGATTTCTCCGTGCGGACGAGCATCTGTTTTGACGACCTGGCGCAGCTGGTCCAATGTCACCCATTTGTAAGAGTAGGCAATTTTCCAGAATGTCATTCTCCCATGCCTCCTTTTCGCTCGATCAGCTCAAGCTTGACCAATGCCAGCTCTTGTCCAAGGGCCTGCATCAGGGTTTCCCGCTCAAGGTCTGCGGCTTTCAGAGAAGCCAACTCCGCTTCTAGCGTCTGCAGCGGCTTTTCCCGTGCTTCTTTTTCCTGCTTGACCTGTGACAGGGGTTTTTCATTATAGCGGTGGATGGACATCATACGCTCCTCCTATTCCTGAAAGACTGGCCTCGCTTGTAGCCGTCCCCTTTTGAATCCGCACGCGGAAATTGACGCCCCACTTTTCTGCTGTCTTGACCGTATTGAGAAACGCGTAGCCGCGCCCCATTTTTGCAGGAATCGTGCAATCCTCCCACGTAGGCTCGGCGTCGAAGCCGTTGTTGCAAACCTCAACTCGCACTTCGGCGCCCAATGGGATCTGCCAGTCGGGGGTGAGCAGGATCCGCTCCGCGGCGATGTCGGTCTCCATCGGTACCTGCAAGCCCTCGAACATGATCTCGTCGACTTGGCGAATAAAGGTGAAGATACGGCTGGATGACATGCCTTGCTCGTCTGCTGCGGTGATGGTTAACTTATGCGGGACACCCGGTTCGAGAGTCAGCCATTTGTTTGCGGGGATGGTCAGCGTTTCTTGCCGGTTGGGCACGCCGGAGTATGACCGAATCGTGCTGCCGTTGATTTTTTCTGTGATGGTAAAAGCACTTTCTTCGGGGTCTGTCACGGTGTAGGTGATGTTCGGTGTACTTTTGATCGTACCCAGGTTTCTGTCTTGATCCGAGATGATTGGTGCACGGTTGTGGATGACGCGGAATTTGCGGATGACTTCTGTACTTTTTCCTCCCTGGTCATCCTCCGCCCAAACGGTTAGTGTGTGGTCGACGTTCTCAGCCAGGTCTGCTCCCGTCACATCCGTGGTGCCGTCGCGTAAGCGCTTGTTGCGGTAGGTTAGCGTCTTGGCAAAAGAAAGAGGCGTGCTTCCGTCTGATACCCCGGATTGCAGCGCCTGCGGTGTGCCGTTGTTGATCTTGTATTTGACGGTGAGGACGTTTCCGGGGTCCGGGTCGGTGGCGGTGCCTTGGATGGGAAAGGTTGTGTTATCGGTTAGTATTTGATTTTCGAGTGGGGAGGATAAGGTGATGACTGGAACATCATTATCCTCATATTCGACAGTTACCGTGTATTGATAGTAATAAGCATAGGTTGTTGTATCAGATGCTGGTTTTGTTACAGTACCACTATAATTTTGTGAATACTGATATACACGAGTGTCTGGCTTGGTCACAGTCCCTGAGTAATGTCCTGTTGCAGTTGCATAAAACGTTGTTACAACATCTTCTGGCTCTCCACTGGGTGGAACATAAACATCCTTCCAGCGCGACGTTATACTAGCTGAAGTCTTTGATAAAGTTCCGGTATACCCACCGCTGCTATAGGCTACACTAGCCGGTAATCCATTTAGTGCGCTATTATCAGCTTTGGAATACATTGTACTACTTCCTGTAGAAGTCCGAGTCGTGGATTCTGTACGACTTCCTCCTGCTGATCCACTTACAACTGTTTGAGTGACTCCTTGCCCAAATAGAGTCCCTGAGTAGCCGCCACTATTATAGGAAAGTGAACTCGGCAAGTTATTGGAACTGCTAGTGCGAGAATCTGTAACCGTTTTAGAATCCGCAGGTGTGTAACTACCACCTGTCTGAACTCTTCTTGTATAAACCCCATTCGTTAACGTAAACGAAATTGTATTCCCATTGACCGTGTAAGTAACTCTCCCTGTATTCACCCTGACACTTACCACAGTTTTCAACCCAGGTATTGTTAAAGTCTGATTTTGTGATACTTGTGTACTTTCTGGAAATGTATTTGTCCTAACAGCCAAGTCCAACACCTACTTTTAATATATTTCTTTCCCCATATTTGCACTCCCCATCACCTCACCACCAACCTCCCATTCCTCTCATCAAACCACCCCTCGGACACCCGCAGGCCCTCCAACGTATTCAACGTAATTACAAACCGGTTATCCCGGAAATCGTTGGTCAGCGCATCCTCCAGCGCCTTGATCCGCGTCTCGGCGTTAGCGAGCCTCGGCTTCAGGTTTTCCAGCGCCAAATGCGCGTCCAAAATCCCCTGCTCCCAACGGTTGATGTTATCCTCCGTAACAGGCGTATCATAGGTCCAATCCGTCTTCGCCTGGTAGCTCATCTATTCTCCCCCTTTCACTTGCACGACGAAGGTGACGGTAAGAAACTGCGCGCCATTGCTGAGGATGTGTACGCTCTTTTCTGCCACCACTACCCCGCTCTCCGTCAGCAGCTTGAGCCGGGTAATCTCCGGTACGGAATCCACATGCCGTGCCTGGACCTGCAAGGCGATGCCCTGCTGAAACCCGATAATCGGATGGGAGGAAATCACGGAACCCTGCAAGGGAACGGACACCTCGTCATTGATCAACAGACTGCCGCCCTGCAGCCGCTCGAGCAAATCATTCCGCGCCATCGTCAAGTAATCCTGGTGCATCATACAGGCACCTCCTCGTTCCATTTGATGGGCGTCATTCCCGCACGAAATTCTCCTGCGGCATGGTACGCCCTTTTGCCAACAAACCAGGAGCCAGTAAACGTCAGCACTTCTCCGTTCACTGGCTCCAGCACTACGCCATTGCAATGCACCGGGCGTATCTTCTCCACGGACAAAACCGCGTGAGCTGAATCAAAGCGATCCTCGGCTGGGTAGACGTAGCGGATGACCTTCTGCGCAAAGTCTTCTACCATCTCTACCTGTTTGCTCTCCGATGCAGACAGCCCGATGGCACGCAACACGCTCGGCGTAAAGCCCAGATACGCCCAGTGCTGCCTTTGTAGATTTTTTCGCCGCTCTTCCAGGCTGGATGTCTGCTTTTTGCCGAAATAGATCCAGTCCCAATAATCCAATCCCCACGTCGCGGAAAAAGGAATAAATTGCTCCAGCAGTTCCCGGCGCTTTTCCGCAAAATGGACGACTGGAGTTGCAGCACCTGCAAAATGGTACTCGGCTACCTTGTTTTCATACCAATAGGGTGGAAGCACCTCCTTGTACCGATCCAAAATCATGTCGTCACCACCAGACGAAGAATGGAGACAGCATCTCCTTCCACGATCACGTTGCTGGTTCCGCCATTCAAGGTGTACTGGGTAAAGTCCTCGACGCCATTCACAAAGAAGAGCGATCCGATCTGCTGGTACACAATCGTCGAACGCCCTTTTAAATAAGTGGTGATTTGTTTCGTAATCTCCTCTTTCACGGTCGCCAGGACAGCATCTTTCCCCAACACCAACTGGACGGCGATCTCTACCTCGAAAATGTTGGCGGGCAGCACTTTCAAATCATGGAGCGCCCTTCGCTTCTCGGAAAGCTCCTTCTCAACCTGTTCAGCCAACTCCAGGCTGGCAGGCTGTCCATTTACATCCGTAATGTAGACATCGATGGAGAGATCATTGCGCGCCTTCTCGATGGCGACAGCTCCGCCGACTCCGTTGATATCCCGCGCCCAGCGCTCATAGTCACCTCTGCGACCGTCCCCTTCTTCGGTTCGAGCCCGCTCCAACAGGCGACTGCGGAAGGCGTCATTCTCCTCGCCATCGTTGCGCTTCAATCCAAAGAACAATCCATGCGCATCCAGAAACTCATCATCTGCCCATGGAAGAAATCCTTGCAAAAAGGCGTACTCCAGAAGCTGCTGCTGTTCACTGATCTCCTGCGCCAACGGATAGAGCAAATCGTAGAAGATCTCCCCTTCCTCCGTCGCAGGCGGCGTGTCGCCCTGCTGCTCAGCCAGCAAGGCCATCCGATTTGCCATCCGCTGATAAATCTGATCTGCCGTCTCCCGCAAAATGGGCATGTCCGGCCTTTTTAACGTTGCCATGCATCCACCTCCGATCTCGTGCTGCCTCTGCTCCCGGTCAATTCCAGCGAAAACAAGATTCTCTTATCCTGCACCTGAATATCGAGCACCTGCGCCCGCTCAATCTCGCTGTGGGCTTCCAGCGCCTCTTCTGCCTGCGCCCGGATGACAGCAAGCGATATGCCCGACTTGAGCCTGCCGATCTCCGAGAGAAAATCGACGCCGATCCGCTCCGAATAGATGGCGTAGCGAAAACGGCGCGTATTCAGCAGCTTTTTCGCGATCTCTTCCAAATACTCCGCGTACGTCGTGGTGCGTAAATATCGCCCATCCGGTCCTTGTCTCATCTGTCTGGTCTGCCAGTCAAAGCGATAGGTCCAGGGAATCGGGCGTTCTGTACCCAGCATCAGGGAGGATTCACTGCCACTCAGTTCGGGAAACATCACTCCACCACCCCGCACAGCAAATATTGACCGTTGGTGCAGCGCAACAAGGCTACCTTCCTGCCAATATCCTCGACACGCAGATTGGCGGAGCGCAATACCTCCAGCTCATAGGCTTCCAAGGGCGTCGGATCTTCGTCCAGCTTTACCGAGAGCGGCGTAATGGACAACAGCACACCGAACTCGCCCTGCGTGTCCGTCATGCCCTCCTGTGCCGCTTGTCGCAATCTCGCAAGTACCGAATACATCTCCTTACCCCCTCCTTTCCAACTGCAAGTCCACGGTATAATACCCGCCCTTCCAGCGTGTGTTGCTATTCGTGACAATCCAGTCCGTGACGCTCACGTTGTCTTTCTCCAGAATTCGGATCAGCCAGCCGGCCCGCAATCTGGCAGCCTGGTCGTCCTGATGCCTGACCGTAATGGAGCGGGTGCGCGGGATCTTCGACAGCTCTGACAATTGCTTGGCTGCAAGAGAGGCGAGATTTTTTTCTTCACCTGCATCGATGACCTTTTGCATCCGTCCGATCTGTTTGATCAGGCTCTCGTTATCCTTGGACACACTGCCTGCCAGCTTTTCCTCTTTATAACGCTCCACTGTTACCACCGTGTATACGTCCTCAATGCTCTCGCCCGTTGAGCTGCTCTCCAGCATGCTGGCCTGAAACATCGGGATGATGCTGTTCCCGCCTTCGGGCAGCACCGTCAGCTTGTCTCGTTGATGGGAGACGAAATAGCGCACGCCTGTTTTGTCATACGCCTGTTCCGTCAGCATCGAAAACAAGGCGGTATACGACTGCGGCATGATCCGCTCCTTGACAGTGAAGCCAAAGGATGGGCAGGCAAACTGAATTCCCGCTGCACGTATGATCCGCCCCAGTTCTGCTCCGGCATCCCCGTCCAGCTTGGTACGAGTGATCTCATTTTTTTGCAGGTACCAGCTCAGCTCATAGGCTGTGACAGTCAGATCACCCGTCTTGTCGTCACGTTTTGGATTGACCAGAGGGCCGTGGAAGAACTGTTCGGACTCCTTCAACGAATCGCCTGCGAACAGCATCAAAAAACCCGCCGATTGCAGCGGCGGGGCGGCTTGTACCTTGACTTCGCAGTGTTGACTGATCTGACCACGCGACGATGACCAGGAGAGGTCTATTACCGATGAGGTCAGATCGTATCGGGTCGCTTCCTTGCCGTAGATGACTTTCATCCGATCCTCTCCTTACGTCCCAATGACCCTATTGACACTGGCCAGCTTCCGGTCGATTGCGATTCGATTGGCAGCCTGTTGTTGCTCTGTCGTTGTTTTCGAAACAGGCTTTTTCGCTTTTTTCCCACTCGTATTGGGACGGGCCGCCTGCTGCTTCACAACTACTGCACTAGGCGTAAGCAGCTGCGTCTGATTGGTCCAGCTCAAAAATTCATCCTTCACAAACAAAGGCAACTCGATGGAACCGTGGTAATCCACCTGTTTTCCAGAAAATTTTCCGTCACAAGGCCCGATCAGGACATTCCAGGCCAGATCAAGCTCGTCAATCGTCAGCAGCACCTCTGATCCGGTGAGCCGTTCCAGCCCAGCCAGCCACTGGCGAGGTCCTTGGTAGCCTTGAACCTCGATATAATGGGCTTCCGGATTGCCAGGCAGAAAAAAATCAAACGAAATCGCTTTGGGGCGTCTGCCAGCAATGCGGGTGTTGCTCGCCAACGTAATAGAGGTGGTATTCTCCGTATCGTTGCCAAACCCGCGAAACTGGATTTCCGCAGGTGTGACGGGAAAAGTCAGCGTATACCTTCCTTGCATCCTGATCATGTCGCTACTCCTCCCCGCGTTTCCAGCGAATCCAGCAGTGCTTTTTCGATGATCAACTTGATCCGTTGCCCGACAGACGGGTCATTCAGCATGTTCAACATCGTCGGGATATCTTGCAGCACGCCCTCCACATGCAACGGAACCGAAATTTGCGGGATCGTCAAAGAGATGGCGCCAGCCTTTTCAGGCATACCCGATACAGGTGCTCCGACAGGCGCAGGCGGTCCCAACGGTACAGGAGACATATGCTGCTCCGGCGGTGGTGTCGAAGCAGGTTTTTCCTCGCCCTGCCACCAGTCCTTCACCTTGTCAAAAAGCATGCCGCCAACCTCTGCACCGCCGATTCCGCCGAGAATTCCGCCCACTGCTCCTCCGACCACCGTACCGACAACCGGTATGACCGAACCAACTGTCGCTCCCAATGCTGCTCCTGCGGCCGCTCCTCCCCAACCGCCTAGCGCTTCTGCACCGATGCGGGCTGCGGTTTCCAGCTTGTTGTCCGACTGCGCAATATCGGCAGCTCCCATAAACGTGCGCAAGACGGGGATCTTGCGGAGGAGAGAACTGCTTCCTGCTAGTTTCAAGCTGGGTAGATGGTTTGGCGCGTTGGAAGCTGAGATTGGAGAAGAACCAATAAAAGAATGGCGATCTAAACCCGATGGCTTGGACGACATGCCTATCATATCCATGATATGCTTCGTCACTGAATTGTTTTTCAAATTCTGCCCAAGATTCTTCAGCCAAGATCCTTTAGACGTGTGTGAAGTTTTCTTGTTGCCTTGGTTGTTTTGATTCCTATATTTCCTTCTTCTTTGTCTGTTCCCACCTTTCATATTTCCCGTGGGTGTGCAAGGAACACATGCTGGTGCTGTGGTAGCAGCCCCTTCCCCTCCGAATAGTTGCTTAATTTCGGAAGCAAAACGAATGATTTTGAAAACAGCCAAACCTAGTATTGCTTTACCCGCTTCAATTTCCAAAAAAGTTCTCGCCCATTGCGGAAGCCCATTTAGCGTTTCAGCTAATGTCTTAAATCCTTCGATCATAGGCTTCAGCACAGGCAAAACATCGCGCGCCACAGTCATCCCTAGTTCCATGAAAGCCTGCCTCGCATCTTTTTGCGCTTGCTGAAATTCCAGGAAGGGGTTGTGCTCCATAGCCCGATTATAGGCGGTACTTGCCTCATTCCCGACCTGTGTACGGATTTCGCCCGAGGCGACTTTTTCTGCAGTCTGCTTGATCTGTTCTGTAGATGTCTCCGTCTTAACGCCCGTGATTCCTTGCTTGTCCAGCTCGACTACTAGCGTCGCCAATTTCTCAGGACTGTCAAGCTTCAAATCGTTTTCCTTGCTGTAAGCGATAATTGCTTCCAATTCCTTGCCGCTGAACGCTTGCAGGGAGTTGTTCATGAATTGAATGGAGTCCGCCAGTAGCTCTGCGTCCTTACTACCCGTCAACTGGCTCATGGTGTTCATCATGCTCAACAGTTCCTTCGGTGCGACCGAGGTGGTCACCCCTAGCTGCGCCGCCTGCTTGGCAAAAGCCTTGGCCTCTTCAGGATCCTGCTGAAGCTGTTCACTCGCAGAAATTAGTTTCATCGCATCCGTGCTTTGCAGATACGGATTGATTTTCACGATCTCGCGGGTCATCTCGTCAAATGCCTGTATCTGTTGATCCGTTTTTCCTTTTGCCGCATATAAGGCACGCTCTCGGAAAGCTTCCTGCATTTCTTTGTTCAAATCTTTGAAATCGCTACCAATCGAAATGGTAACGACGGAGTTGAAATCGTTGACCAATTTTTTGGTTGCCTCTAATGCCTTATCAACCTTGCCAACAATCTCCATAGCCTGTGCTTGCTTGTCCACATCCTTGAGCTCTGCTTTGATCATCCTCAATTCCTCGTTTGCTTTTTTTTCCACTCCAAGCAGAGGACTGAAATTTTTCTGCATAATCATGCTGAGTCCGACATTGAGGGTTTGCGTCTTCTCCTTCATATGTTCCACGAAGTAGTTAGCTTGTCTGGTACCTTCAGCAAATAGTTTGCCGATAAGCTGATTTTGTTCTCGAAACATCCCTATCGTAAGCATCTCTCTCACCTCCTTTGTTGTTACCTGCTTCCCACCCCTCGGGATGGAGGGAGAAGCTTACAGCCCTCCCTTCTCCCGCTCTTCCCACTCGATGAGCTGGCAAGCAAACAGAAACAGCTTTTGCTTGTACCGATCCACTTCATATTCCAGCAGATCCGACGGTCGGCCCCGCCCCATCAGAAAGGCGCGGCAGATATGCCAGGCTTCCCCGTCAGATCGGATCAGTTTTTTGCTTCTTCAATCGCTTCTTCTTCCGTCACACCTGCGTTGACTTCACGCACAGCGGTTAAAAGCTTGGTGTAGCCATCGGGATTGTCCCGGAACAGCTTTTCCACCAGCTCGTACTTGGTTCCGGCCTTGTACGCCTTTTTCAGTTCCTCCTGATTCCAGGGAAAATCATGCTCTGTCGCTTTGACGAGGCGAGCGTCATTGTAGAGGAACCAGTCTGTCTTGTCCCCCTTGTCGGCGATTTTCTCGCACTCGCGCAATTCTGTCAGATTCAGCTGACGAACCTTCCATTCGTCTCCGTCAATCATCACGGTGATCTCTTTTCGCGGCGCTTGCTCATTCGCCTTCGCCAGGTATTTTTGCAGCTTGCTCAAGATAATCCCTCCTATTCGCTGTACTCAGGCAGCTCGTCCAGATAATCCGGCTTGTCGTTGGACATGCCTTTCAGGTCGTAAGTGGCGTGATCCGTACCATCTGCCTTCGCTTCCCACAGGGTGATCTCTTCGGGATTCAGCACGATATTGGAGATGCGGACACGTTCGACATTGCCTGCTTCCTTGTCCACTGTCTCGCCAATTAAAAACGGCAATACAGGCGTTTTCCCATTTGTCAGCTGCTCTACGCAGTAGTATTTCAGTGCGGCATTAGTTGCGGTGATTTTCAGCGTAACCTCGACATGCCAGTCGTTGATGGTCTGGATTTTCCCCTTCTGCAAGCGGTTCGTATCGCCGTACTCGACTTTCAGGGTCATTTTCCCTTCCAGTGTTCCGTAGATCGGGTCCCCATTCTCATTGTAAATTTGGCAGTTCTTCAGTTTGATATCGCGTGCAATCGCCATTTACAGCACCTCCCAATCGATAATGAAGTATTCAATCGCATCCAGCGGTTTCGCAGAAAGCAGGAAGCCTCGGCGATCACCGGAGCCGTCTTTCTTGTCCGTAAAGCTCCAGCCGCTGTCAATCGCTCCCTGCTGCTCGCGTACGGTCAGGTATGCATGAGCGGCTGAGACGAAGACCGCACCGCCCAGATCATTGTTGCTGAGCTTCCCTTTGTACTTCTTGCCGACGCTGTTGATGTCGTTGACGATTTGGTCCAACGTCATGCTGACGCGGATTTTGCCATAGTCCTCGCGCTCATTTGTTCCCAAGGTAGACAAGGTGTTGACCGCGCTCTCCACGATATACACGCTGCCGTCCCGTGTAGCAATCAGCGTACCGCTGCCAAGCGCTTGCAGGATCTCGGTGTGGCCCCAATCCTTGTGCGCTTTTTTCAGGGGAACGACTACAGCCGTCAGCGATTCATGCGCTGGAGTTGCGGCAATCATCCCGGCTACCCACGCCGCCCACTCCAGGCTGCTGTAGGTTTTCCCGTTGTTGTGCTGGCCCGCAATGGCGTTGTTGACGACATAACGCGCGTTTTGCGCAACGGAGCGCTCCACATGCTTGGACATGTCCGCATCGTTCTCAGCCGCACCGCCGATCACGAGAGTGCCGAGCTTTTTGCTTTGCGTCCGGCGATCATTCATGAATTGCTTGGCTGCAGCCTGGATGGAGGCATCCGGGAACGGCAGATACATGGTGTCGAAGTCAGCTCCGGAGACAGACGCGAACAGTTTGGTCGAATCTGCCGAGGTCAATGGCGCATTGCCGCTCACCCCTCCGGTCAAAGCGACCTGCTGTACGCGAGCAATCGGAGTCTCGCCGAGCTTTTTCACGCGGACATAGATGGATTGACTGGTCTTGTTCTCCAGCTCAGCCGCATCGGCAAACGAGAATTTCTCAGTCGAGAGCGGCCCTGCCACCTGCAGTTCGTCTTTGCCCGGCTCTGCCGTCGAGGCTTGAATGGTCACGAGCAAATCATTTCCGCGCAATCCCGGATAAAGGGCCTCAATGCGGATCGAATCTGCCTGCTCATAAGCGGCCGCTGCGGCTGCTCCGTTCGTGATGCGATACCCGAGAATTGTCGCCCCTCCTTCAGCTGCCAGCTCTACCGTATCCACCTCGCCAAAGGTTGCTTGCATGCGCTCGTCGAAACTGGACATCGTCACCAGCGCGTCTGGCGCTCCCCACTCGGCTTGGTACGGAACCAGCACCACACCGCTTTTGGGCAATACCCGCTCTTTTGCTTTGGCAATCAATTCGACTGTTACTCCTGGACGTTCACGTTGGATTGTCATTCTTATACACCGCCTCTGTATGTGTTTAGTTTTCTTTTAACCATGCCTTCTGTCAGTTGCTGTTCGGCCGCTTCCTGAAAAAGAGCGCCCGCTACCTCGAAGCTTTCGGCTCCCAGAGTAAAGGCGCTCTTGATCCACTCTTGCTTGCTTTTCGTCTGCTCAGCAGCCACTTCTTGCTTGGCTTTACGGGCCACTACGACCACTCCCCCTCGATCTCGAATGTGTTGATTTTGGCTTCAGGCTGTTTTGGAACCGCCACGTGGTAGGTGAAGCGGAATGTGATCTCCGTCCGATCTCTGCGGTCGTTCCAGATCCGAAACGTCGAGCTGTCAATGTCGATGAGAAGATCACTACTCTGTCCGTGAAAGCTGTACCCCTTTTGGCGCAAAAGCCTTCTCAGCGGTTCGGCGGACAGCGGCTGGTAAAAGCCTTCGACCAGCGGGTAATGCAGGACGAGTCCCGCATCCGCCACGGCTGTGTACGAGGTGAGGGATTTCGCCTTTTCGCTCACACCCTGTGCCGTCACGAAAATGATCGGAGATGAAAAGCTGCCAGACATCCACTGATCCAGGTTGACCAGTGTCTCCAGCTGCGGATAAGCTTCTCTCACCAAATCGACCAGCACAGCTCGTTCACGTTCCAT